TTCAAGAACTCGTCTTCCAGAAAATCTACGGTTAAGATTCAACAATTTATTGATTTCAGAAATTTCTTCTGGTGTCAACTTCTTGCTTCGCAATTTAGCAACAACGTCGCGCAACTCTTGTTGCAGTTGCAATTTAACCGTTGGTGATACATCTTCTTTTTTCAGCAACTCAACTATTTCTCTTCGTTTTGTCACCAAAGCTGTTTCTCGAGCCTTGCTTATTTGTCCAGTGCGCAACATAACACGCATGTCAGCGACACCACCTGGATACAGTCCGCCTTCTCCCGTTGGTGTAACAAATTCAAGTATCTCGCGCGAAACACCTCCACGGATTCCGCCAATTGATTCTGAAACCAGTTTGCCAAATGGGTTTGTTATCAGTTCGCTGCCTGGCAATGTATAGCGAGCGCGTCCAGGGCCACCAAAAACTTCAAGTGGGTTGCGGATTGAAACACCGCCGCGCACGCCAAGCGCTGAAGCCGCTGGGCCGGTTGTTCTCTTCAGGGCGTCCCCAATAGATGGAATTAAAGAAGCAAAACCTTTTGAAGTTGCGCCAGAAATTACTTGTGGCGTGATTATCTCAAGCGTGTAACGAGCAACGGCTGCTTGTTCAGGCGAAACAACGCCAAATGGAGCATCCAACGTTCCTTCTGCTCTGTCAACAATTGCTTGTGCGTTGTCGCGAACGCGCTGCAATTCTGTTCCGAGCGCTTCTGCGCCGGTTCTGCCACTTACTCTTGGTGCTGCGTCACCTGCAACCGCGCGAGAAACTTTATCTAATTGTTTTGTAATCTTGGTTACTTCTTTTTGAGCTGCTGCAACTCTGGCTGCATCAGCAGCGGCTTCAGCTCTTGCCAATTGTTCAAGGGCAACCTCACGGGCAATTGCCAATTTACCTTGGTCTCGCACTGCTTTGCTTGCAGCAGACAATGTTCTGTACGCTTCTGGAGAAATGCCAGCTATCTTTGCTGCAGATTTGCTTGCAATTCCACCAGCACCGAACGTAAACAGGTTTGTTGGGTCTCCAAAAATTTCACCAAGAAACCCAACTGATTGGTCAACATACGCATTTCCCGTAACATCACGCCACAACGTGTTTCCAATGCCGGTTTCTGGATTTCGTGCTGTCTCAAGCAGTTCGCTCCATTGAAATCCAGCCGTGCCAGCAGGTGTTCGTGGATACGCAACTGATTCAATTCCTTCGGGACCACCACGGAAAATCCCACCGGGACCAATTTTTTCTCTAAGTTCTGGTGGCAGTGGATAATAAAGTTGTTCTCCACGTTTTTTTGCTCCGCGCAAAACGTCGATTTCGTCAAAAACTTCATCCAATGTTGCAACCCAGTAACGAGAAACTGTGCCGAATGCTTTCAACGGTGGCATGGCAACCGCTTTAATGCCTCTGCCAACGTCGCCCAGGGTAGGTGCGGCACTTGGTTTGCCACCAATTATTGTTTCAAGTCCAGCCTGTATGAGGTTTTGTGGCGTTGGAATGGGAATGTCACCAACCACGTCAGCAGCTTTCTTAATTACCCCGGCTGCTTTTCTAACTCCTTTACCAAGCAATGCGTCCTCAGTAAAGAATTTTCTAAATCCAGATTCTGGGTCTTGCTCTCCGGCAAGTATTGCGTTAATTCTTTCTTCAGAGACACCAAGTCGCCTTGCTTCATTTGCGAACTGTTGTTGTGCGCGCTGCGCATCTGTCAATCGCAGTTGATATTCCGTTTCAGCGCGTTGGGCTTTTCTTTGACTTTCGCTAATGTCTTCTTCGATAAGAGGAAACTTTGCAATTAATTCTTCTTGCGGCATGTTTTGCAGATTTTGAATGTACGTTTCTGTAGGTGTTGGTGCTGGCTGACCAATCCCAGAACCACGACGTGGCAGAGTCGTTGGAGTTACGGGAACAGGGACAACTGGCGTTGTGCCGCCAGATTTTCCGCTACCGCGAGGAGGTAATGTAATCGGCGGAGACGGTGGATTTGTTTGCCGTGGTCGTGGTGCCATTACTTAGGTTTTTTGTTTTTCAAATATAAACGACGGTCAACTTCGTCTTTAAATGGAGACAAACCTTTTTCTCCAATAAGTTTTTCTATTCGTTGTACAGCAATTCCTGCAGCAGCTGAAGAACTTGGAAAACGTTCACGAGCAATCTGGTTTTCTGCAACAAAATACTCTGGCACGCCGGGAATTGTTCTATAGTCAATCATTCCCTTTTTCAAGTCAGTTTTATACCCATACTTTAAATTCTTTGACGGTATACCAGCTGACCAAATTTTGTCTTTAGACAACAAATTTTGTCTTGCTGCTGTGCTTTCAGTTTCAATTTTGTCTGCTTCGGTGGTGATTGTGTTAATTAAGTTGTTGAAATCGGTTGGTTCAGCAAATGCGGTTGTATATTCGGTGGTAGCAAGAGCAGGCACACCTTTATTTTGTTTTATTTCTGAACCAAGAGCCAAAGATGAAATGTCGTTGTCTACGTACAGACGTTTTACTATGTATTGAGGAAGGGACAACTGGTCAAATTTTGTTTGGTCAAATGTTCCATCCTCTTTATAAAAACCACCGCTTACCAAACTGTTGTAAATTGAAGTGATGTTTGGTGCAGCTTTTGTTTGTGCTTGTGCAATTGTGGCCCTGGCTTGCGGTCCTAGAACAAATTCTGCATAGTCATCAAATCTTGGGTCGTCAATCGTTGGCGGTCTAAAAACGTTTGGAAAAAACTGTTGTGACAATGCTGCAAGTTGTTCGTTAAAAGCATCTTCCAAATCAACAGCAGGACGACCACCTGCCTTTTGCTGTGCGGCAAACTGTGAAACAAACGCGCTTGCTTTTTCTGGTGAAGCACCAGCAGCAATCAAACGTTTTTTAAGGGGATTTCCGCCAACGACAGCCATTAGAACATCACCGCTTCATTGCCCATGGTCACTCCGCCACCGGCGCCGCCACCTGTATATTGCGGAGACTGTTGCGCAAGAGCAATCAATCGAACGAGTTCGTCAACTGGAGGCGTGGGGCGCAGCATCATGTCTGCTGGGGCATTCGGGTCCGTTGGTGCAAGTTGATTCAAGGTAGCAAATGCTGATTCTGGCGTAACTGCGCCAGAAACGGTTGGAGCCTTTACAAAACCGCTACCGAGCAACTTGGCAATTGCATCTTGCAGCGCTTGCTCTCGAGCCAAACGAGTTTGTTCAGCCTGCAAACGAGCAGCCGCAACACGGCTTGCAAGGTCAGAAAGGGCAGCCAAACGCTGTTGCTCAAGACCAGAGGTTTGCGCACCGTACAACTGTTCAAGCTGTGTTCCAGCAAGGGAACGAGCCATCTGTTCTTCTGCTGCACGAGATGCCTGTTGCTGCGTTTCGGCTCCCGTGAGCACGTTAAGCAATTGGTTGTAGTTCGCCGCCTGTGCAGCAAGTTGTGCATTGACTACGTCTTGTCCAGCCTGAGCTGGTGCTCCCTCTACACCGCGTGATGCCATGTACTGGCTCAATGCATTTTGTTGAACGGTTGGCATAGCTCGCTGAGTTTGGGCGTATGCCTGCATTGGATTGGCAGCAAGATAATTGCGCAATGCATCGTAACCACGAGTAGTGACATCCATTGCTTGTGTGCGGCGACCAGAAATAAGGTCAGACAGCATTTTGGCTTGGTCTTCTATGTATTGACGCCCTGCTGATTCTTGTGCGGCAATCTGTGTTTCAAGGCCACCAAAAGGACGACCGCTTACATCAAGCAAATTTTTAAGATAATTAAGTGATTCTTGAGCACCAGCTCGAGCTCTCTCTGACGAGATATTGCTTGCGGCAAGTTTGTCTTCATATTCTTTTTGAGCAAGTTGAGCACGAAGCATTGCTGCTTGCCCGCTCAAACTACTTCCTCCGCCACCGTCGTCTTCGTCAACGAGCGTGAAACCAGTACCAGAAGTAGAGCCTGTGGTACCGGTAGAACCTACACCTTCGTAAACAGAAGTGCCTGCGACTCCAGCTGGGTCGTTTGGGTCGTACTCACTAGGACTAAGACGAGCAGGCGCTTTTCCACGACCTGACCGCCGTGTTCCTGCTCCGTAGTTAACAATACCAACAGCCATAATTACCTCAAATTCAACAACGCCTGAGCGTCTTCTCTTATTTGTCGAGCTTTATCGCGCTCCAGGTCTGCGAGCCCTCTTTCGTATTCTGATTGCATACCTGTTTGTCGCAAGTCGTATCCTCTCAACATTTGTTCAAGGTCTTGCTGCGCATAGCCAAGGTCTCTTGCTCTTTGTCTTGAATATTCGTTTAGTGCCTGTCCGTACAAACCGCTGCGCACGCCCTGTCCGTACAAACCGCGACGAGCGTACGATGACGTGAGGCGAGGAACTTCACCCATTCCACCGCTTGCTGTTGGACCAAAGGCTCTTTGCTGCGCTGCTTCAATCGGGCGCATGGCACGAGTTTGTGCAAGGTAACGTTGGTATGCGTTCATCGCCGCCTGTTGGCTGAAATTAGCCAATAGGTTTCGGCGTGCCGCCTCGAAAATTGCTGGGTCAAAAGCCATCGTTAGGTCCTATATATAAGGATAATTCATTACTTGCATGATAACTGATTACCTAAAGTACTCATACCACTTGACCACGGCGTAACGAATTCCGTTAGTTACTGGCAATACTTGGTGCATGTACGGAAATCCAGAGCAAAAAACAACGATATCGCCTGCCTCTAATGCAATATTTAAGCCAAACTCCTTAAATTCAAGGTTTCCGCCCTCGTAATCGTCGTTGAGATTGACCGAAACCGAGACAACCCGTGGGTATTGGGGATGGTCGTCAATGTGGTTGTGGAACATGTTTCCCTCTTCGTAACGCAACAAAACCGTGTGATGGCTGACCAAGGGGAGAATGCTATAACGACCCCTGTAATCCTCTACAATTGCGTCCAGACCCGTTTGAAGGGATTCTGCAACCCTCCTGATTGGGTCTTGCGGATGACAAGTAAATTCTTTATCCGTTATAAAATAATTAAAACAATCTCTTGCATCATAGTTTAAACTAGGTTCATTATTGTTGTCTAATATATTTGCTTGTTTCCACTGTTTAAACATTGAATTTTGAACCAAGCCTTTCAATATGCGGGCTGACTCTTTGGCAATCTTATATTTAACAATTCCTGGTGCAAGTTCTTCTTTTGTCAATATCGTCATGTCTACAGTTTCTGGTTTGCTATCTGTTGCGTGTCCAACAACGTCGTCGTAATATCGTAAAACTGGTGAATAGTCTTGGTCTGAGCCTATTGGTTGGTTTACTGGTGGGTCAGGAAGTGGAAAATATCTATTACGATTAAAGAATCTAATATCACCATCTTGTCCAAATTTGTGAATGCCATCTTTGTCTGTTTGTATCCAATGGTCTGGTGTGGTGTAATGCATAAATAATTGAGTTGTATTTGCAGTTTCATCTTTTGTTGGGTATGGCGGTCTTGCATGCATGTGTTGTTGACCACAAAAAATTACTGCGTCATTAGGATTTTGATTATATTCTTTTCCCTCAACTATCAATGGCCAATTCGCAGTATTTTCTATGGCTATATTTATTGAAACTTGAGAACCATTTTGGTCTACATGTTCCCAAAGATTTGGGATACATCCATCTTTTCTTTGATACATTACTGCATAGTGATACGCAACAACAAGCGAATCGTTTTTAAATATTTCCCTAACTTTTCCTAATACATATTCTTCTATATCGTTGGGTAGTGTTATTCCCGAAGCCCATCTTCCCATCATCGGATGGTAAACACCATTTTTGGTTCCCATACCAGTTTGTTTAATTAGTTTTTTAACATCCTCAAACATTGATTCCAAGAAAAAATTCTTTATAAGATGTGGCTCAACGCCCAAATCGGGCAATGGATAAGCCTCTTCTTTAATAATCATATTTATACCTAAATACGGCATTAGGGAGAACTGTTTTTATATCTACGTCAAAAGCGTAAAAATAATTTGGGTTAAGCATTAAAGCATCAAAAATGGTTTGGTCGCTCGAAAATATGCCATTATAAAAAGCCGTCCCGATTGGACCGGCAATTTTTTCAGCGTGATAAAACATGGACGCCTGCTCTAAAATATCCACACCAGACAATTGAACAATTTCATAACCTTCATTATAATATTTTTGCTCTATTTTGTCCTCTAACGCGGGGTCCACATATCGCAAAAGCATTTGTTGATTTTTCCACCTTTGGAGACTTTCGTTGGAGCTATCAACAGGGAAATTGGGTAAATGCTCTGAAACTATTTTGCGCGATAAATATAATTTTTTACTGTGCGTAGTTTTTTTTATTTTTGAGAGAACGGTATTTCTTAGCACCGTATTTATCCCAGGCGTTTTTAAATAATCGGGCTGACTATACGAAGAACCAGTGATGCATTTTTGAGAATCAAATAAAATAATAAGTTTTTCTATTTCTAAATTAATGTTAAAAAAATTATTAAATGTAGCCCCATCAGAAATCTGGTCATAACAGTATCCACATACGCGAGCCATATTTTGATACGCGGGATAAAAATAACTACTGTTTTCTATTTTAAGATACTTGGCATCTGCATCATATTTACTTTTAAAATAAATATAAAATCCGTAATACTCTTTCAAAAAATGAAAATAGTGCGGTGTACAGGTTATTGGTACGAAGGTCCCACAAAGAGGAATAAAGTCGTTGCTGTGGGGATTGTTTTTAATTTTTACATTAGTGAATACTGATATCGGACCATCGGTATCGTAAATTACCGTATGTTTATCGTACGTTCCGTTTTTTAGAATCATCCTTTACCAAAATCCCAATGGGCATCTTGCTTCCTTTAATCTAGCCTTCATTGGCATAATGCATCCGCACTGTTTGCATTGCTTGGTCTTGGAGATGAACTCTGGACATGAAGCACACAATGAAAGACGCATTGATAAATCAGTGTCGTCCACCTTGGGTTTGTTGACAATGTCCCACGGACGAGTAGTGCCTAGCTTCTTTTTGTATTCACTCCACGCTGACAAAGTTTTCTCCGTCCCATTTTGAGCCAAGGGCTGGTTGGTCGTTCGGCGCTACCCTTACGAATTTTGGTTCCGAGGAAAAGATTGCAACGTGCATCTCTTGTTCCTTGGGCATCGTTAGATGATGTACTACCTCGCCATCAACGATGATTGCAAACGATACGAAATCATCTGGATGAGTAAACGGTGTCTTCATATGGCTCCTTCCAGCCGATTAGTCAAGACATATGTTTTGGAAATTATTGCTACAAACTGCTCCACATGAATCGTAACAAGTCTCGTAAACACCAAGGTTGCTACCAGTAAACGGACAGTAACCAAGAGTTGATTGACAGTTTCCGCAACCAGTGCAAGCAGGCGTAACTGGCGGAGTAACAGGTGGCGTTACGGGCGGAGTAACAGGTGGGGTTACGGGCGGCGTTACGGGCGGAGTAACAGGTGGGGTTACCGGTGGAGTAACTGGTGGAGTAACTGGTGGAGTAACTGGTGGAGTAACTGGTGGAGTAACTGGTGGAGTAACTGGAGGAATTGCTGGAGTAACCGAGTTGCTTGCCGCCGAAGCATCAGAAGAAACGCCATATGAAGTTGAAAGAACTACCGTAAACGTGTATGAAGTTCCGTTGTTCAATCCAGTAACGGTAATTGGGGAAGAAGAAGCAGTTCCAGTAATTCCACTAGGAGTTGAAGTTGCGGTGTAGGTCAATGCTCCGCCTTTGCCAGTGTATGACGGTTCAGTAAATGCAACAGTTGCTTGTGCATTTCCGGCCGTGGCAGTACCTATTGTCGGCGTACCAGGCTTTGCGCCAGCGGAATAAAGACCTATTTGAATCATTAGGCGCTAAGGTCCCCAAGCGCAACCCAAGTGTCAGTCCCTCGTTTGAGAAGGACGCAAGCCGAATACTGAGCACGCAATTTAAGACCTGGAGTTGCGTTTACCGTAACGCCAGCTGCTCCAGCCAAAGTTGTTTGACCAGCACCAGTTTGCAAAACGGTAATTGTTGTTCCAGTTGGAAACGCAACCGACGAGTTCAATGGAACCGTCAATGTCGTTCCAGATGCGTTATTCATTTCAATTACTTTGCCATCGTCTGTCAACAAAAGTGTGTGAGCACCCGTGGTCGGGTTGATATTCACGTGTGAAGTTACTTGGTTCGTTGTTGAAAGCGAAGTGCCGGTTGCTGCACCAATGTTGGGAGTAGTCAATGTAACGCTTGCTGCAATCTTTGAAGACGTAACCGCAGCAGTAGCAATCTTTGATTCAGTAATTGCGGAAGCTGCAATGTCTTCGCTGTTGATTGCACCAGCATCAAAGTTTGTACCAGCAGACATCGCGTCAACGAAGTTCTTGACTGCCGTGAAGTTGGCGTTGTGTTCTGAAGCAACAATTGTTGCTCCATTGGTAAATGTGTTTGGAATGGTAAGCGTTGCCATTACTTGGTGCTCCTAATCTTACGTCGTTTGTATTTAAAGGCAATGGAGTTGATTCCCCATGCCCTACCCAATGTATTCGTCAAATCCCCCGTAGGACCGACGAATTCTAGTTGTACGGCTTTTGCCGTCTTTAATCTTCCGCCAACTTGGATTCCCTGACGCAACTGAGATTCGCCATAAACGCTGGTTCCATAAATTCCTGTGCCGTAAACTCCTCCAGTTGTAACTGGTATTAAGGTCACCGTGTGGCTCGTTACAATATCACTTGAATTGAAATCGTGGTAAACGTTCACTCTTATTTGAGTTTCTTCTTCTACTGATTTGACAACGTACAAGCTCTTGACAAACGTCTTGTCTTGCACGTAACGGTCATCGTAAAACCATGAAGTTGTGTAAGAAGTAAATATGTCGCCGTCATTAGCTCCTGAAGGAATGTCATCAGCCGTGTTGTCGTATTCGTCTACGTACATCACGAATTTAAAGTTTGGGTCAGGATGAATCATGAGGTGCCAAACATCTTCAGTTGAATCTTGCCAGTCAATACCGCTGAGCAAACCCCAACCGGTTATATCTGTTTCTGCTTCTGAATCGTATGTTGCGGACTGAAATAAAACAAATGCTCCCTGTCGTCCAATTGACGGGTCAAACATAAAATTACAGTTTGGATAATCTGGATTTGAACCGCTGTTATCAATATCAAAAGGCATTGATATCCACAAACGGTCATTAACAAAAGAAAGTGTTACGTCTTCTAGTTTGTTTGCATTAATGCGGTCTTCGTCAATAATTGGCTTTAAGCGGTCAAACAAATTACGAATACCATTGCGGTCATAAAAAAACAAACCCAAAGGGTAATCAAAAAAGTACACACCGCCGGAACCAGCGACCGCTTGTTGTGGCGTGTCGATGCCAATGATTGTTGTCAGTTCTACAAGTTGAAAAGAATCTGCATCATATCCCATGAGCAGATAAACGGCTTTTGGTTTAAATATAACAAGCTGACCATCAAGGATTTGAAGTCCACGAATCCCATCGCCGCCAGCAATGATGTCAATATAGTCCTGCTGATACCAGGCTTCTGGAAGATTTTCATGCGACCAACGAATGCGGTTTGGATATTCAACACCGTTTTCGTAAGTGTTGGCTACAAACAGCTTGTTGGCGTGGGCAATTGCAAGTTCTGCCCTTGGCATGTAACCAGAACCACCGGTTTCATATGGTTGCCACGTGGGTCCAGATGCTGTAAGTGCAGTTGCATAAGTGTTTGTTGCATCCCACTTGTACATTTGTGTTGCGTCTTTGCCCAAGGCAATGTACAAAATATCTTCCCACTGCGTCATGCTTGCACCGTTTGGTGACTTGACGTTTAACGGTGTTGACAGAGCAGAATCAAGAGTAGAAAAATTACTACCAGTAGAACTATAAACTCTTCCATCAACTGGGCCAACTGATTCGTAACCAGTTGTCAACATTATTCTTGGTGCTGACTGGTATTTATAGTTAAACAGAGATTTTGGATTCCAGTTTCCACTAACTGCAGTTGTGTGCTTTTTCTTGTAGCCAGCACGGCTAAATACGCCGCCACGAGGGTCAACTTCAAGATTTATTATTTGCGGCGACTCGTTCTTGGCCAACTGAAATTGGTCGGCGCGGTAGTTTATGCCGCCCGTAAAATCACGAACTTGGTCAAAAAGAATCTGAGTCATTTACCAGAGCAACGCCAATGGGTTAGGACTTCCTGGCATGACCTGAACACCTGGGTAATCAGCCCACCAGTAGTCGTACGGTGTGAGTTGTAGACCACCCGACATGATGAGTGGTTGGTTATTGTTTGGCGCAGTCAAATTGCCTTGCACCAACGCCACTTCTTGCTCAAATTGGCGGTTGTATACCGCTGACATCTCAGGGTCTTCTTGGAATTGGTAAATCCGCGACATGACGTAGTTGACCAAAGGCAACTGCATGTCAGGGCTTATGTCAATACTTGTGTTTACGTCACTCAACCAATCCAATTGCGGACGCTTAAATCCACGAATAGTAAGAACGTATACGTCATCTGGTTTTGGCCACAGATTTATTTGATTTGCCCAGATGCTGAAGTAAGCAGGAATACCTGGTTGGTCTTGCGTTCCAACCCACAAACTTTCACACTTAAACTGGTCCAAGTAAATCAATGCATTGCCGGCATTGGTTGTGTTAACTACGGAAATAACCTGATTCAAATCATTTATTGATTTCGTTGCAACTGACGGCAAAGTTTGAGTAAACGAAGAGTAACCACGAACTCCGCTTACGGTTGATATTGACATCGTGTTTTGGTAGTAGGGCCAACGTGATGTCAGGTTATAAATCTTTTGAAATCCTTCTTTGATGAAACTGTTTACCAAATCAACAGTAAGGTCGTCATTGGCATCAGGACCAATTTCCAAATCAGATAATTGGCTAACCAAATCTCGCATTTGAGCAAGAGTTAAGTTTTCATTTTGAAAAGGAATTGCCATTGACTACTCCTGTTTGTCTGCAGGCGTTTCCTTCGCAAGCGCCTCTTCTTCAAGTTTTTCAATGCGACGATTGTGACCAAAGCAATATTTACTTGTCTTTTTTCTTGGAGCCATGCATTGTTCGCCGTCTTCTTTAATGTATTCACATTGTGAAACAATGCCATACTTTGTGCCGGAAGGAGAAGCTGGCTCAACGCCAGGTTGGATATGTGCTGGTATCAGTTGACGAACTTCGGTTCCGTGAATGGTTCCGTATCGTTCTGTTCCTGCGAGTCCTTGACCAACCTGAACTGTTTGTCTTTGCATAAGTGCTCCTTCTACGCTTTCTCTACATAATAAGCGAATTCGTTACCTTGCGATTCCCAATACCACTTATTTGTAATTTCTGAATCGTACACGTAGTCTTCCGGTCTTTCCTGGTCCAAAAGAAATGGCCAGGGCCAGGTGTCGCCCGAAGGATGACGACCCACGACCCTGGCCAAACTTTTTTAACCCCTTACGGGGTTACTGCTTACGGCTGGCTCGGCCAGTCAATGCGCTTCCACGTAAGGGTTGAAAGACCACCCTTTGCCGTGATTTTGCTTGCATTTTCCGCGACGCCAGAAATGGCAACGAAACCGTCGGCTGATGGGGTGATAACACCGAATACTTGGGCGGTGTTCAATCCATCAACTGATGATGTTCCGTGGTCTGGGGTGTCAATTGCAACGCACTGCGTCTTGGTTTCAGTTGTTGCAGTCAATGGATAGACCGAAACAAACTGAATTGCTGTTGGTGTTGCGCCTGCGGTGATTGAGAAAGCAGCGCCTTCTGTTGCACCGTCTGCGTCGTACACCACTTCTGCATTGAAGGCGTAGGTCTGACCGGCAAAGCCGTACCAGCCAAAGTCCCCTGCATCAAGTGCTGCGTAGGTCGTACCTACGACAACATCAGCGGCAAGAACGTTTGTTCTCTCCACGATGAATTTATTGTTTGTGACCATGATGTTTCTATCTCCTTGCCTTTCGGCAGTTAACCAACCTTGGTCGGATTGGAATTGTTGTTATTTTCAATGAAGACTGGGCCCCTTCAAGCCCAGCCATCAAAGACCTTTATCAGGCGTCTGCTGTGATGTAGCCCTGACGTGAACGGTTGCTGCAGGTGAGTTCGCCGTACGCCATGACCAGCGCGTAACGAGCATCAACACCAGCAACGGTGCCGTTCTGGAATTGAGTTGTCGTGAACCAGTAACCCGTCATGCCGGTGAGCTTGAGGTACTTCGTGTTGAGGAAGTACATCGGCGCATCGGTTGCATCGGTTGCCAGTGCGAGGTCAAACACGATTGGCGTCTGCTTGAACATCAAGTTCGTGAAGCCTGCGTTTGCCTTGCTGACATCCTGGTAACGCACGTTCGGAGTAAGAAGTGACTCGTACTCTTCGAACAGTGAGTGGTTGGTGATGATGAGGTCCGGAACATCCGAGCCCTTTGAGGCGCGGTTGTACACGTCGGCCATGTTCACGAGCGAAAGCGCCGCACCCATGGTCGTTGCTTGGGTTGGATTCCACCAAGTGTTAGCGGAAGCATCAATGCCACCGACCGTGTTGTTCTGCGTACCGACGATGTTGGCAAGACCATTGAAGTCCTTGCCACCATTGCCTGTGCCGTTTGAGAACAGCATGTCGTTGACCGATGTCTTGAGCGACATCTCTGCCTGCTGAATCTTGGCGTTGAGCAATTTGATGATTGCCTCGGTGCCACGGTTCTTGGCTTCCTCGATGCCCGAGATGGCTATGGATGCAGCAATCTGCTTCCATGAGTACTCGGCGGCCGAGATGCCGTCCTGTGGGGTGAGGTCAATGGCGTCATAGCCACTGTACGAGGACACGGTGTTGTTGACAGCGTACATCAGTGGTTCCACGATGCTCGTGCCGCCGTCCTCAACCTGCACGCGACCGCGCTCGTTGAGGTGGTTCAAAAGAACCAAGTCCTTGAAGATGTTGTCAACGAGCGTCGGCTGATAGTTCTGAAGCGTCGTAGACAAAATTGCATTGAAGTCTGGATTTCCAGCCATCTGAGTTGTCTCCTGTTGTGAGGGTTAGCCGTTGAGTTGGCGTTTTGCCATCTCAAAAGCTTCGAATACGGATTTTGGTGGAGCAGATTTAGGCGCTGAACCTTTTGCAGATGCCCCGCTGGAAACCACCGTGGCATTTCGTTTTGCATTCAAGCGAGCCTGTTCCTCTTCCAGCTTTTTGCTGGCTTTGGACTTATCGGAATACACCTTGTCGAAAGCCATCTGTTTAAAGACTGCTTCCAAATCGGTGCTACCGAGTTGGTTCGCTCGGAATACAACTTCGTCTGCGTTGAATTCTTCGCCGTATTTCTCCTGCAGAGTGTCGATTGTTTTAATCAGCGCATCCATCGCTCTCTCTTGTTCAAGAGCGGCGAGTCGTTGATTTAACTCTCTCACCTGCTTTTCTTCTGCGGTTAGGTATTCATCTTCCTCTGGTGTTGCCACCGCCGGTTGAGATTTACCGAACTGCTGATTCAGCAGGCGCAATGTGCTTTCCGGGTCCTTTTGCAGGGCTTCCTGTAAGGTGGCCGCGAATTGCAATTGCTTTCTCTGTTCGCTGATTTCCTGTGTCTTGCGTGTATAGTCCGCTTGACGTTGGTAACCAGCTAGGGCCTCGGCAATCGGAACTACTACTTCTTCACCATCGACTTGGAGTTTGACGAATTTGTCGCCAATCTCTGTCGGGTCAAAAAGTTCTACTTCTTCTGCCGTGGTTTCTGCTTGAGCCTCTTCCGTGTTCGCCAATTGTTCCGTATCAGGAGTTGGCTGTTCGTTAGTTGCGTCAGCAATTTCTGTTGTCATTGGGAGTCCGTCCTTCTTTGGTTGTTCCCTGGGGAAAATATCCCCCTATATAGTAGGTTATTTCATTACCTGCCCTGGGCAAGTAACGCTTGAAGGACTTCTGGCGGCAAGGATTCAAGCAAGCCCGCTGGCGGTGCACCAACCTGTGGTGCTGGACCCTGTAGCGGTCCGCCCATTGGCAACAATCCTGGCTGCACTTCTGGAATCATGCCTTGTCCAGGAATCTGTTGACCAAGCATTCCAGCAAGCTCAGGTGGCAAACCTTCCATGCCCGCTCCTTGTGGTGGCATCCCCGGTCCCATACCCATCGGCTGTTCTCCTTCGCCCATCATCGGACCAGCTTCCATTTCTGCTTGTGGATTAAGGAAAGATTGCGGGTCTTTTACGCCAAAACCAACACCCATTACATATTCGGCAAGTTTGGCCATATTTACCAAACCTGCTTGGGCAAACGGCTGAAGGGCAGCAACCATCTGGAGTGCCATATCACGACGGAAAGCCTCGTTACGTGGAGCAGTTGAGCCAGCTTCAACCATAAAGTCAAACTGACCAGCGATATAGTCTTTATCAAAGGTCAACCATACCGGCGCTGCTTCAGTACCCAAAATACGCACCGTCTGCTCACCCGTCATGAACTGTTGGGCAAGCATGATGAGGTTTTGAGCACACTTGGCAATGTTGTTTTCTATGGTTACCAACTTCTCTGCCACACGAGCATTTCCTGCCTCGGCAATGATTGATGCTTCACGAGCGGTGCGGGTCGTCTCCGGAATCGCACCACGCTGGTATTCGGAAACACCAGATACGCGGTCAATGTCGTTCTGGATAAGCGCAGACTGGTTGTAGAACTCTGGCGGGTTGATGAGCGCAGGCATCGGAACCACGACGTTGTTTAAGTTTTCTGAACCCTTGACCGGAACGATTACGTTGTCGTCGTCAGAAGCAAGCATTGTACGACCGAAGTCGTCAAACGCCGACTCCATAGCAAGCCACTTGCGCGAGTAACGCTTTCTGTGGTTCATCATCTGCGTACGTGTTTCGTTCAACTCGTACTGCAACGGCTCGATGGCTTCCAGTTCGCCCATCGGGTAGAAGAAACCTGGAATCTCGTAGTTGCGCAACATGATAAATGGATGACCAAAAACGTAAGGCATTTTGATTGGCTTGATGAGGAATTTGTTTCCACCGTCATAACCAAAAACGCACATCTCGCCTGTCTCTACGTCGTAGTACTCCCAAATTTCACAATATGCCTCGTCTTGACTTGTGCCAAAAGAAAACCCAGCAGGGTTCGGACTTGAGCCAACATAACTTGCTCCATCCGTATATTTGCTGTACGAAACTGCTTGCAGTTCTTGTCTTGCACCGTAGTCATAGCGCTTATCGGCTTTTGCTGCTTTTAGCGGACGGCGTATGCGCTGAGCAATCCAACGAACATTTTCCATTGAAGTTGCATCTGGGTCAACACAAACATCGAACGGGTCAACTCGCTCGACAAATGGCCTGTCCTCACGGATAACCATTTGTGATTCTGGGTCATCTGCCGGTCTGTCTTCAGCGGCTTCATCTGCACTGTATTCAATGTCATCAAGTTTTGCTTCTTCAACAAATCTGTAACCAGTTTTTACCCAACCATGACCAAGAATCAAATAGTCTTTTACCGCGCGCTGAAATTCTGTTTGGCAATCATAATGTTGCCACCAATAGTTAATAATGCTTTCAGTTGCTATTGCCTTGTCGCCATCTTCTGGCGTGCGCGGATTGACATTGATTTTCGGGCGACCAATTGAAACAGAAGGGACCAACGTGTTAATTGTGGAAAAAGCAATGTTGACAAGCAATCTGTCGCCGACCGCCTGACCACGGTAATGACGGCCTCGGTACAAGTTGATGAGTCTCTGCCACAACTGGTCATAGTTCATCTGTTTTTTAAATTGTTTTGAAGACTCAATGCGAGCTCTAAACTGCGACAGTTTGTCTGAATTTGATTGGCGTGCCATCAGGTTCTCTTCTTCTGGTTCCTTGCTTTGTTTCTTGCCGATATTGCTTGTGCCTTGGCGCGAGCGTCAGACTTTGAAGACGCACCCCATGCCTGCAACGAAAGAAGAAGACGCGTCGGCTTACCCTTGGAGTCACGTTCCGGACCAGGCATGTTGCCCATACGAGCGAGAAAAGAAGCACGGCGAGGATTATCGCCAGACTTTACTGGTGCCTTTAGGTTCATCCCCTGTGCGCGCGCAGAAGCACGCCCCTTGGCGTTCAATCCACCTTTGGGGTTTTTGCCCTCTTTTCTAGTCCATGCTGGTGTTTTCGCCATTACTTCTTCTTTCGTTTTTTACCAATTGCTTTGAGGTCGGCACCAGTAATTTTGTCGCGTGGTTCAGCCACAGCAGCAAGACGCTTTTGTTTTGGTGAGTACTTGTCGTAAGGCATTACTTTTTCTTCTTTCGTGCTGCTCGCATGTTGTCAACGAGGTTTGGATAAGGGCGACCAGCGGCCTTGGCGTACGCCTTGGCCATCGCTTTCTGCGAATCGGTCAGTTTTTTGGACTTACCGAGCGACTTCGGGCGTGGCTTTTCCCAAACGGGCTTACTTTTTCTTTTTGCGGCCACTAGATTTCCTTGGTTTTTTTTCGGTCTCGTACTTTTTGAACGTGGTTGCCTTAAGCGAACCAAATCGTGGATTACCGGGCATTAGTTTTCCTCTTCTTCCTCGTACTCTTCTTCCACTTTTTCGTGTTCAGAATTTTTCATAACTTTGCCGTCGGGCATGTAATGCCAACCCTTGGGAAGTTTTGGAGCGTCTTTTGGCTTTTTGCCTGTAACAGACTCTTCTGCTTCCTCATAGGCCTCTTTCATTGGGCCGTGCATGATTAACGTCCGCCAGTTCCTTTGTAACCACGCTGTTGCATGGCTTCCTGAGCGTTCATCTTTTTCATGGAAGGAGCCTTTTTCTTGCTCTTACCCTTTGACTTACCTTTACTCATTGCCTTCATGTATGCGGCTTTCATGTCTTTCATAATTGCTCCTTATTTGCTGATTCTGGCTGTTTGCCATTTGACTAACGCGGTACCCGAAGTGTAAGCAGACATGCGTGCACGAACTGTTTCAAAACCCTGACATGAGTTTGCTATAGCCGCAAATGTTCCAGGTGCAGTAGCAGTGCTAACGATTGCGCCGCCCGTTGGTACTTGCATGCCAAAGGCAGCAAAAGTTGTTCCGTCAACGCTTGCTTCAAACGTAATGGTTCCAGTGAAAGTTCCCGTAACAACAAAAGCAATTCTGTCGGCATCTGCCACTGTTACCGTGACTGCCGCTTCTGCTGCGCCGAGGGATGTGCCTACGTAATCTTGATTGACTTTCATTTCTTTTTGCCTTTCTTGGCGGTTGATTTCTTGGGTGCGGGTTTTTTCTTAGGTGCGGCTTTGTCAGCCTTCTTGGCGTCGTCCTTCATCTGTTTTGTAATGGTGTCGGACAACTGAATAGCTTTACGCGCCTTCGTTCCCTTGACCTTTCCAATTTTTGGAAAAAGAATCATGATTTTCATACGACTTGATTTACTCCTCCGCCGCCACCGGACGACTTCTTTTTCTTTGTTTTGCCGAGATGCCACTGAATGTGTTGGTCAACCTTGCCGTCAACCTTGTCCACTTTGCCGTCAATCTTGTCCAGCATGTTCATCACGACAGCATGGTCAGCATGATTTTCTTTGCGAAACTTTTGAATCAACACGACTATCGGGCCAGTAATAATTGCGACGACAATTGGGACAAGCCACTCCATCTAGATGAGTTCCTTCCTTGTCGAAACTTTTTCAATCTTGCCTTGCTTCATTAGGTCTGACTCCTCGTAAGACTTTTGCACTTCTCTTACGGTTGAACCATTCCAATTGGACCGCCCGTACGCAACTCCCTTGAATCCAAATGTAACTCCTTTTACGTGGCAGGCAAAGCAAGTACCACGCTTATGGTCGTTTTCGGTGACCACTTTCGGGTCAATTTGGCGTTGGCAGGAGGGACAATGCATGGAAACCTCTATATAAATGCTCAATCCGTTACATGCGACCATCGTTGGCCGCTGATGACCTTGGATATGGTCACTGGATTGACGTTATGCATTTTGGCTATATCCTTTATTGACAAGCCTTCTCGATAAAGTTTGCGCACATACTTGACCTTTGCATCATTAAGTTTTGAAGCCCCATGGTTTTCGCCTTTTGCCAAACGTCCGTCTTCTTTCATTCGTTTCATGTTGTTGGCATGAGTGTCAACGAACAAATGTTCAGGATTTACGCAAGAATTGTTGTAACAAGAGTGACATACCATCATCCCGTCGGGTATTGGTCCTTTTGTTCGTATAAATGAATATCTATGGGCAGATATCATTTTTTTGTTAAGACGGAAGTGTCCGTAGCCTCCGGCGACTTTTCCACCAATCCAAATGTGGCATCCGTTTTCGCTACTTTTGTCAACCTTTGCGTCAAATCTGTCGTTTGGCTTTTTTCTGCTCATATTGATATACAGTCTAGTACGCATTGAACTCGCCGATAAAGTACCTGGCTCGTTCCTGCTTGGGTTTTTGGACAAATTTAGCGAAATAGTTTAACGTCCCAAATGGGGCATCTGTCTTGGGTCGGTATTCAGGCAACCAGACGTACTTAAGCATCTGGTTAGCTATAGCCAGACTCATAACTCGGTCGTCGTGGGGTGAGCCATGCATGTGGCCAGCATCATCGCGAACAAAGGTTTTAAGTTCTTGAATAGTCTTTTCGCAAAGTATTTTTAAAACACCATCACGTATTGAAGCGTTAAGTTCGTCAATTGCAAGTGGTTTGGTAAGACTCGTTGTTTTCCAACCCAACTGTTCTGTTTGTTCTGCATTCCGCATACTCAAGCGACGTTGACGGTAAAGATTGGTGTAATTGGCTTTGTTCAAGGAAGTAAGAGTTGTAAGACCGTGGTTGTTTGATTCCACACCAATCAGGGCTTCGTTGTAGAAGTGACCCAAAGCGTACAAAACTTCGCCAAATTTATCAGGGTCAACATGGCCGTGCCAATGCGCAACAATCGTTCCACTTTTGGCATCAATAACGTGGGCAGACGAATAGTCGCCACGAGCAAGACCCTCAGCAACGTCAGCTCCAATTGCATACACGGTGCCAAACATTGGCAACTGCCAAATTGTTAATGGACCACCAGACGACTCAAACATAAATGAGTTTGGTACGTCGCTTAACTTTTTGTTAATTCCGCTTTTGCCATCTTCTGGTTTTTGAAGTCTGAGCGCATCGATATCAAAAACGGGACGACCAGAACGAATAAACGCTTCCTCGGGATTGGACGGGTATTCCTGGTGCAATTGCCACGAAGGAAGTTCTTGGGCTTGCGCGTCGTACCATGCTTGGTCACGGTCTTGATTTGCCGACCACGGAAAAAAGATGCCCTTAAATCGGTTTGTGCCGTTCTGTGAGCCCATCCACAGGTTGTAGAAAATGTTGCCTTCGCCTTTGGCCGTGGACATGCATATGACCCGACCGCCAACGTCTGCAATCGGCTCAATTGACGCCCACGCTTCTTCTGGGTTGGGCAAGAACGCCATTTCGTCAATGATGGCCAAGTAAACCGACTCACCACGAGCAGGTTCGTTTGCTGACGGCAATGATTCAATTGTTGAATCGTTTTCAAAAACCATCTTCAACACGTTGTTTTGCAAAAGCTCTGGGCCGCTTTGACGCATCCACAATGGCAGATATTTATAGATGTACTTAGACTTTGACAAAAGCTTTGTTGCTTCGCGTTCTGTTTTTGACAACATGACAACAAAGCGGTCTGGCCAAAAAAATGTAAGCCAGAATGCAAACGCAGCAGCCAAAGTAGAAAATCCAATCTGACGTGCTTTAAGAACAATGGTGTTGCGTTCGCTTAACCATGCACGAACTGTTTGTATTTGTGCTGGGCGAAGAACCAGTTTTATTCTTCCTCGCGATGGATGTTTTATGTAAACGTAGTTAGCGCAAAAGAATTCAAAAGCTTCTAGTAATTCTTCTACGCCAGAATCCTCTTTGCCACGGCATTTACGAAAATTGTATTCGTTAACAAGTTCGTTGAATTCCATGTTTACTTCCAACTTAACTGACCGGTACCGTCAGTAAGAGTCACTCGTTTAAATCCACCTGATGGTGAAGATTCTGTTCCTGTTAATCCAGCTCCAATTACTGCAGTCAGTGTGTCTGGGTATCTGAGGACCACGATTCCGCTGCCACCATTTCCACCAGTTCCTATATCTGCTCTTTCTGCACCGCCACCACCTCCGGTATTTGCTGTGCCAGAAAATCCATATCCATTTCCTCCGCCACCAGAGCCACCATTTCCGGCTGTTGTAAAACCTGCACCGCCACCACCACCGCCGTAGGTTACGGAAGTTTCAGTTATGTCATTTGAAACACCATTTCCGCCATTTCCTCCACCAGTAGAAGTTCCATTTGAACCATTTGCGCCAGCACCACCACCGCCTCCGCCTCCGTTTCCAGTGTTTGAACCATTTCCACCATCTCTTCCTTGGTTTAGTGTTCCAAGACCACCAACTCCCTGTGCACTAAGTCTTCCTCTTCCGCCACCACCAGAGCCAACAACGTTTCTGATTGAATCATCACCATTGATGCTTCCAAGGTCAGAGTCTCCACCACCGCGTCCACCGCCTAAAGAAGTTACTGTAAAAAAAACAGAGTTGTATCCGTTTCCACTGTCTTGAGCAAGAGAACAACCTGGTCCTCCATCACCAACTGTTGCTGTGTAAGTTCTTCCGCCAGATAAAAACAGTGATGATTCAGTAGACCCAGTTCCACCAGTTGAAGCAACAGAAGAACGAACTCCGCCAGCACCGCCACCGCCACCGCCGCGTTCATCGTTTCCACCTCCACCTCCGCCAGCAACGACAAGAAAGTCAACGGTAAATGGACCTAAAATTCCTCCGCCTAGTACACCGATGGTTGATGGCATTACGAAGCCGCCAGGTCGCCAACCAATACGTATGTGTTTGTTCCAGTACAAATTAAAGTTGCTGCTGAATACTGTGCACGAAGTTTTAATGTTGGAGTTGAGTTAATCGTTACACCAGTTGCCACAACTGTTGTTTGTCCAGCTCCATTCTGAATAATGTCAATTCTTTGTCCAGCAGAAAGAGCAGTCGTGGTGTTGACCGTAAAGTTATTTGCGCTACCAACGGTCATTGTTATGAGTTTTCCTGCATCTCCGCTTACTGCTGTGTATGAAGCTGTTTTGTTATCAATTGTTTGTGCTGTATTCCATTGACCAGAAGCGCCAGTAGCACCAGTCGCACCAGTGGCACCAGTAGGTCCAGTGGGACCACCAGAAGGACCTGTTGGACCCGTGGGACCAACAATTGTTTGAACCTGAAGTTTCCATGCACCAACTACGCCAGTCGTTGAACTCCATACCCACGTATGGTCGCCATCAGTAAATACTTGTCCTGGTGTCGGAGATGAAGGAAAGTCAATTGCCATTGTCGTTAACCAATCTTAGTGATTGTTATCTGCGCGTAAACTTCTGTAGTGAAGTTTGCTGCCAAACCAAATCCGTCAGTATTTTGAGTAGTAGAGCATTGGTGTTGTAGTTCAAATGTTTTTGTTCCAGCAATAGTAAATACACCAAGAACAACTGATTGATTAAGTGGTTTTGCTGATGAGGTATCAGAAGCAGATATTGAAGTTCCAGTAAGTGTTGTCGTGGCATCAGTTATGTTTTGCAACCTGGCCTGATGACTATTAACCGCGTCTCCAACAGGAGCAAATCCAATCACGCTGTATGTGCCAGCAGGCAAAGAAATCTGGTTAGAAGAAAGAGATGCGCTGGTTATTCCGTTGTACACAGTCGTATTCAGGTCGCGTGTTCGCCAAGCTCCCGATGTAAAGCTTCCTCCATTAGTTCCCTGTGCTTTCTGGTCGGCAAAAGTGGCAATTTCTGCGCCAGGTCCGGTTGGTCCAGTTGGACCGGTTGGGCCAGTCGGACCCGTAGGTCCAGTAGGACCGGTTGGTCCCGTCGGTCCAGTTTGGTTGTAGACAGTGGAATCAAGCGAACCATCACCTTTTACAAATTGCGACGACGTGCCACCACGTGTAATAAGTTTGTCGCCAGTTACATAAGCAAAGTGAGAGTTTGGGTTTGAGTTGGTTGCACCAGTAAAATCTGAACCTGCATAATCGAGCGTTGAATTTACAATTCCGTAAGTTCCAGCAAAATCTACTGGCTTCAATGCGGTGCCCGTTGAATTTATAATTGCTACGTCGGTTATGTTTACTGTGCCAGCAGCTTGAGTTATTCCGTATGTGCCAGTTCCGATTACCGTCGAGTTGAATATGTTTAAAGTTCCAGTTGTGACAACTGGATTTTGTACAACTGCGCAATTTCTTATAATGACAATTCCGCTTGCATTATTGACTGTTAAACCATTGACGTTGAAACAGTCGTTAAATCTGACTACTCCAGAACCAGTAACACTTATTGTTGCGCCACCAAAAATACTTGAGTTATAGAAAATAACTGAAGCAGTGGACGATTTAGTAAGCGTTCCTGAAACCGTAACGTTTTTTGCTGTTACTGTTCCCGTTCCGCTAGAAGTAAAACTTCCTAGAGCAACTCCCTGAACGGTTACTCCGCTTGCACTAATTGTTAGCGTTCCAGTTATGGATGGATTGGCTGTGCCTGGCGGAGAATTTGTTGTTGATGTAAGTATGACGTTGGCGGTAGAAATTGTTGGTGATTCCGCATACGTGCCAGGGTGAACAACAATTACTGTTCGTGAACCGCTCACCAGCGTCAATGCCTGAGTAATCGTGGCAACTGGTTTAATCAAGTCACCGTTACCGGTGATGTCGCTTCCATCAACTCCTGAAACGTGAATTTCGTAGTCGTAGCCACCAAAATCTGGACCTGTTGGGCCGGTAGGGCCAGTTGGACCAGTAACCGTGCTTGCTGCACCAGTAGGACCAGTATCTCCAGTTGCTCCCGTTGGGCCAGTGTCTCCAACAGGGCCAGTTGGTCCGGTGTAGCCAGTTGGACCCGTTGGGCCTGTAGCACCAGTAGGTCCTGTTCCTCCATACGGAGCTGCAATTAAGAAAAATACTTGACCGTTTGTTGGAGCTACTGCTGGAAACTGACGTGGTTGCCCAGAAATATTGTAAGTTATTGGCGAAGAACCAGAAGTTGTATAACTTTGTCCTTGATAGAAATATCGTTTTTGTCCATCAGCGCTTACAAATACCAAGTTGACATCTTCACCGTTGAAAAGAGAGGCCGCCCAAACGTTTTTAACGTTTGTTCCATCTGCATCTTCTTCGTTTATTTTTAGATTGTCACCGTTTGAATCAAATTTAAATTGACCACTAGTCGTATCGCCTGCATAAGTTGAATTGTATAAAAATTTAATTCCCGCAACTGTTCCAGTAGGACCTGTAGGACCCGTTGCTCCTTGTGCTCCTGTAGAACCAGTAGGCCCTGTGACTCCCTGTGCTCCCGTACTTCCCGTAGCACCTTGTGGTCCCGTGTCACCCGTGTAACCAGTTGGTCCGGTATATCCAGTCGGTCCAGTTGGACCAGTAACTCCTTGTGGGCCAGTATCTCCTGTCGGCCCCGTATATCCAGTTGGACCTGTGTAGCCGGTCGGCCCTGTAGGACCAGTGTCGCCGGTGTATCCGGTGTATCCGGTTGGTCCTGTGTATCCAGTTGGTCCTGTCGGTCCAGTGTCACCAGTTGCGCCCGTCGGTCCGGTGTAACCCGTGTAACCAGTCGGTCCGGTAAAACCTGTGTACCCTGTTGGCCCCGTCGGTCCAGTAGCGCCTTGCGGACCAGTGTCACCAGTTGGCCCAGTGTCGCCCGTGTATCCGGTGTAGCCAGTTGGTCCGGTGTAGCCAGTAGGACCGGTCGGGCCGGTAACTCCTTGGATACCTTGTGGACCAGTATCTCCCGTGTAACCAGTGGGGCCAGTATCACCGGTAGCGCCAGTAGGTCCGGTCGGGCCAGTATCGCCCGTCGGCCCAGTGTAACCGGTATATCCAGTTGGTCCCGTGTAACCCGTAGGTCCTGTCGGACCCGTAGCGCCAGTGGCTCCTGTTGCACCAGTAGGACCTGTCGCACCAAGGTCACGAATGATGAGCAACAAAGGATGATTGTTTGCAAATCCTGTCGTGCCAGTTCCAGCAGACGAAACCAACGAAACGGCAACGATGTAGTAATCAACTTGGTTGGTTGGATTAGCGGTGACAAGCCAGATTTGATAGTTGCCCGCATTTGATGCGTCCTGAAGGATTAGTTCGTCGTTAGCCCTGATGTTGGCAATGAACACCGCTACGTCGTCGTTGTCATTGTCCGTATCACTTATGTGGATTGCGGTCGCACTTGTTTGCGTAGCGTTGTTCCACAACAAATAACTGCTACCTGGGTCGCCAGTCGTAGAGTTCGTATTCGCCCTGTACGGAAACAGCGAAGACGACTGACCAGGTGCGCCTTGCGGACCGGTTGGTCCAGTTACGGTAGACGCGGCACCTGTGGGACCAGTTGCACCAGTAGGGCCAGTTGGACCGGTCGGTCCCGTGTAACCGGTCGGACCTGTGTCGCCGGTCGGACCTGTGTAACCGGTGTAGCCAGTAGGACCGGTATAGCCTGTCGGACCTGTCGGACCAGTTACACCTTGCGGTCCAGTGTCACCCGTGTAGCCAGTCGGACCGGTGTAGCCAGTTGGTCCCGTATATCCCGTGTAACCGGTATAACCAGTAGGACCCGTGTCGCCAGTCGGGCCGGTGTAACCAGTCGGACCCGTCGGTCCGGTCGGCCCTGTATAACCGGTTGGTCCCGTATCACCAGTGAATCCTGTTGGTCCCGTGAATCCAGTAGGACCAGTAAATCCCGTAGGACCAGTTTCGCCAGTTGGTCCCGTCGGACCAGTAAAACCAGTCGGTCCAGTGAAACCAGTAGGTCCTGTTGGACCAGTAGGTCCGGTGGGTCCGGTCGGTCCAGTAAAACCAGTAGCGCCAGTCGGACCTACGTTTGCTTCGCCGAACTCAACCCATTGAGCAGTGTTGCCGTCATCATAATAAATATATGTACGACCATCATCGCAGTTGTACCAAACATCTCCGTCTTGCGGAGCTCCAGGTGCAGTTGGGCATGTAATCGTAAATACACCAGTTGGACCAGTTGCTCCGGTTGCACCTGTGGGGCCTGTTGGTCCAGTTGGTCCAGTGAATCCAGTTGGGCCAGTTTCGCCAGTTGGACCCGTGACAGTAGATGCGGCACCGGTTGGTCCTGTTGGTCCAGTTGGACCAGTGACCGTAGAGGCAGCACCTGTTGCGCCAGTTGCGCCAGTGGGACCGGTGGGACCAGTAGGTCCGGTGACCGTGGAAGCAGCACCTGTTGCACCTGTCGGTCCTGTTGGGCCCGTGACAGTAGACGCTGCACCAGTTGGACCAGTTGGTCCTGTAAATCCAGTAGGACCAGTAGGACCCGTTACGGTACTAGCTGCTCCGGTAGGGCCAGTATCACCAGTTGCACCGGTTGCTCCTGTTAATCCGGTAGGTCCAGTAGGCCCAGTATTTCCCTGCGCACCCGTAGGTCCCGTAAATCCTGTTGGGCCTGTCGCACCCGTCGCCCCAGTACTGCCCGTTGCTCCTGTCGCTCCAGTTGCGCCCGTATTGCCGGTAGGGCCAGTGAATCCGGTTGGTCCCGTAAATCCCGTTGCGCCCGTCGGTCCCGTTGGGCCTGTAAATCCCGTTGGGCCAGTGACAGTGCTTGCCGCACCAGTAGGGCCAGTAGGGCCGGTAAATCCGGTGAAACCAGTCGGACCCGTCGGGCCAGTCGCGCCGGCACCTGTTGGGCCCGTCGGACCTGTCGGACCGGTTGCTCCGGTGTTTGTTGCTGAACCTGGTGTTCCGGTTGGTCCTGTCGGTCCAGTTGGACCCGTATAACCAGTGAAGCCTGTTGGTCCTGTTGCTTGAGTGAGATATGGAAGAACTGACCACAAGTTCGTGCCATCTCCAACCTTCATCTTTCCGCTATCGTATTCGAACCCAAGCTCTCCGGCCAAAAGAATAGGGTCGTTTGTGGTCCAGTTGGCTGCGGTGTCTCGGCGTACTTGCAAAATTACAGCGATGAGATAACACCCCCTCGGGTGGCACGAGCATCACGATGCCAATTTCGTTTTTGTATTTTTTTGCATTCTTTGCAATAGCGTTGAATGCCGTTCTTTTTTGTTTTTTGTATTCCCGTATTTTGCAACGAAAACTCGTGACCGTGGTTGCAGTGAGTTTTCTTTTGGCATCCATGGCGTTTTTTCATTGCCATGTCTTCAACGTTTTCTTTCTGCGTTCCGAGACTTAGATGTTTCAAGTTGCAACACGAAGGATTATCGCAAGAATGCATCACGACCATGCCGTCGGGTATTTCGCCGTTCATCAACAACCAAGCCATACGATGCGCTAGTAGTGATTTTCCGTTGAATCTAAATCTTCCGTATCCGGCTCTTTTGAAAGCGGTCCAGTTCCAGCATTCGTCGTCAAGACCAACGTCAACCTTGTCCCAAAAGCGTTTCATCCCATACCTCTGCCCGGGTTGCGGAAGTCGCGGCGTGTTTCGTACAAACCAAAGTTCGTATTGGCGGAACCCGTCGCTCCTTCGTTGGCGTCAAACGATTGACCCGTCACGACGGTGGACGAGCTCATCGCCGTGGTGTCAGCACGCAATAGGTAGTGGAATTGAATGGACGCGGAATCGCCGCCAGATACGGCGTCTTCCTGTTGGTGTTCTAACAACAGTTGGTCTTGCAGTTTCGTCAACTGAGCTTTCAAAGTGCTGTTAATGCGTACCCAATCGACGTTGCTGCGACCTTGCAACGCGTTGGAATTCGGAGCCGACCAAACAGCGCGCACTAAGAAATATCCTTCAACGCCACGATATTGCTTTTTTGTTTATTGCTTAATTCCAAAATCATTTTTTCCAATTCGTCGTCGCTGATGTCTTTGACCGTGGTTTCGTTTTTAATGTTCAAAGTTTTTTCCGGCATGTTGCCAGTTGCCTTCAAGTACAGCTCGGCTGAACGAACGTCGCCATCCAAGCCTTTGTCATAAAGCGCATCCAGCAATTTTTGTGTTCTTTCCGGAGATTGGTTTAATCCTTCAATCCCCATTCGCCATCTCTCGATGAAATTCTTTTTCTTTTCCCAATTTGTCAACGTGTTTTGGTGAATGTCGTGCGCTGCTGCCCATTCCTTTTTCAGCAACGGAACACGCTGAGTTTCAGGCGTAAGCAACCACGCCAAATACTCTTCTTGTTCTGCGCTTAAAAGCAGTGACTCTTTTGCCATTCGTTCGATTCTCCGACTAGAGATAAAGTCCCTATATTAAACAAGAATCCATTACATGAAAACTTGTGCTCTCCCATCTTGCCACGTTTTGCAAAGCAGAGGTATCACTACCCAAGAGCACTATCGATTGTAACATAACTGTAATAATTACGAAACATTCCCGAAACAATTTGTTAACCTTCTGTTAACCAAAAGTTAACCTTCTGTTAACCAAAAGATGCGCCAAAACATGTAATGGTTATGGCATTATGTAGAAGCAATTTCAGATGGCAGTGGGTGCCGATAATCCCACCACCTAGTACACGGTGGCAGTGACCGCTAGTCGACATGCGCGAGCCCAACCAGGGAAACCGGGTGCCATCTGCACTCGGCATATAACTGATGGGAACAGGCCGTTAAAGGGCGTCGTCTTGCCGCGTTTAAAAATTATTGAACACAAATCCGTAAAATCGGTTGAGGAAAGTGTAGCTCTCACCTGGTCAATGTTTACATTGATTATCGCTGCCCCAGGGGCTTTTCGTGGTTGGTTGTGGTCAAGAAAAGTTGGGTAAAAAAACTCTTCACCTCGTGTGTTTGGCGGGAGCAAGGAGAGCTGGAGCAGGGAGAGCCGCCAAGCGCACTAGAGCAGGGGGGCGAGCGAAGCGAGCGGGGCGCGCTCATGAGCGCCCCAACTAGCGTGAGGTTAAGACTTACCCTTTCGGTAATTTTCAATCTGCATTGCCACCGTAGGACGTACTGGTTTAATTTTTCTGCGACTCTGTTCTCTCATCAACTGAGCAGGTGTGAGCCCGCCCCAAACACCAGCCATATCTTGTGGTGGAAATTCTAATGCGTATTCCAAACAATTCTTTTTGACAGAACATTTCTCACAAATTTTTTTTGCTTCTTTGTCGTACGTCTTATCGTTGAAGTAACGAGGAAACATAATATGAGTCATACCTTTGCAGGCAGCTTTTTCCATCCATGCATAATTTCCCATGGAAGCATGATAGTATACTTACATGACTACACGGCGCACAAAACCCTTACAACAACGAGTATTTGACAACATCGTGGTGGACCCTGATAGAGGCTGTTGGTTAAAAAAGCCAACGACCGGCAATAGAGGGTACGCAAAGATGAAAACGATTAAAAACGGTAAACCAGTGTCTGAACGAGGACACCGCTTCTCATGGCGCGCATTCAACGGCGAAATACCAGAAGGGCTTGACGTACTGCATCGTTGCGACGTACGCAATTGCATGAACCCAAGTCATCTGTTCCTGGGCACAAACCTTGACAATATCAACGATAAAATAGCCAAAAACCGTCAACCAAAAGGCGAAGAAATACGAAGTGCAAAACTTACAGAAGAAGCAGTTAGATTTATACGAAAATCAGATAAAACAATTAGAGAATTAGCAAAACAATTTAATGTTGACAAGTCAACCATTAGACAAGTGAAATTGAAAATAACTTGGAAATGGGTAAGTGAATAATAAATAGATAACGGTACTTAAAAAAAAGACCGTACGCCACTAGCAAAATGTAAAGTTGTAATCCACGGCTCCCTAGCCTTTGTATACAGTAAATTTGGGGTACCCGGGGGCCCTGGGGTAGGGGTGGGTCGGTGGTGTATGTACATGCGTATATGTATTGCGTTATTGCATTGCTGTATGGCTATATGTGTATATGTAACAACTACCTTCGGTCATATATACACGTACACCACGTAGTACAACACATGTGATACGATAAATGTCCATAGCACATATACGTATGTAGTCGTTTCTTATCATGTGGCGACACAGTACGTTGTGTGCTCGGGGTAAAAAGCGTGAGCTTCACCACGCTCGAGTCTCTTGGTGTTTTCGCGCCATGTACACCAAGATGACTCCCCCAATTTATGTTTTGCTTGGTTGCTTTATGCATGTATGGCAGCGTGGATAAAGCAAGTAAGATAATTACAGTTCGTGGTTTGGCGGCCAATGTTGCTTTGTTTGTGTAAGTTTGCACGTGTGCGGGCATGCAAGCGGCCACACACAGTAGTTAAAACAATACAAATAACCACACACAGTGAAGTGCTAACTATTGCAAGCAGAAAGTAAAAAAAAGCAAGCGCGGGCTGTCGATACAGCGTCTTTTTGCCTTTTTCTCATTTAATTTTCCTTCACGTGCATTTCTTCACTAATTTTCCATCCTTTTCTGTGCGTTTGTAGTATTTTCTGTACCACTACATATAGTATGTGACCAATGCTGTCTAGCCACTACATATAGTATGAAGGGTTTTCACAATCACAAAACTTTTTTGCATAGTTGCACCATTTTGTTGTGATAGGTGTTATAGTTAACTTGCTGGTAAAAACGACAACCCAGCAATGGAGAAAACATGAGCGACATACCTGAAAGCAAAGAACGTTTTGATTATCTAGCACCATGGGAAGAAGAATGGTTAGCTGACGAATCAGAGTTCGTATTGGATTCCCCTGAGTATTGGGATGATTACCGTAATGCCGTGATGGAATTACAAAACCAGGAAGATTGCGGCGCGCGTTCTACTGAAGAAGGCTCCAAATGATTGCGTGCTGGCAGTTTGACCCATCGTCTTTTGGTCTTGGAATTATTGTCATGACTCTTTTGTCATGTATTGTCATCCTTTGGAGCAAGCAATGAGTAAAATTGCTGTTGTTTCCATCTGCAAGAACGAAAGCGGGCACATTGAACGTTGGGCTGAATCTTGCAAAGACGCTGATTATCGCTTCCTCCTTGATACTGGCTCTACGGATGATTCTGTGGCACTTGCGCAAAAGTGTGGAGTTACTGTCCTTCACGCAACGATTGACCCTTGGCATTTCGCTAGGGCTCGCAATACACTTCTTGACCAACTCCCTGATGACATTGACTGGATAATCAACCTTGATGTTGATGAGGTTCTTGGTGACGGGTGGCGCGCGGCGCTCGAGGTCGTGCCAAACGACGGGTCGGTAAATCGCCCTAGATACAATTATTGCTGGAACTGGGAGTCCTACGTTTACGACGAGAACGGCCAGATTGACGTTGCCGGAACCATCGCTTCAGGTAAGCCTGGCTTGCAGTACCACGGCGACAAGATAACGCGGCGCTTTTCTCATCGTTGGGTCAATGCTGTTCATGAGGTAAACGTAACCCAACCACCACATACAGAATCGCAAGCTTTTTGTAATCTTCGTATCTATCATTTTGCAGATAACACAAAGTCGCGCGGTCAGTATTTGCCTTTGTTGTTGCAAGACCTTGAAGAAAATCCAGAGAACGATAGAAACACGTACTATGCGGCGCGTGAACTCATGTATCACGGCAGAACCGAAGAGTCTGTCAAGTTGTTTAAACGCCACATCACCATGCCAACGTCATGGTGGGCACCGGAGCGTGGATACTCAATGCGGTATATCGCCAAGCAGGTGCCTTCTGAGCGCGAATGGTGGCTTTTGCGCGGGTGTGCTGAATATCCGTGGGGCCGAGAAATCTGGCATGATTTAGCCCAGCATTACCACGACGAAAAGAACTGGATGGGTTGCTATTGGGCCGCGTGGCGTTGCTTGCAGGTTGCCGACCGTGGACAGTTGTATCTCACCGAAGCTCATTCGTGGGGATGGTCGCCGCATGATTTATTGGCAATTGCCTCGTATCGCCTTGGACACTACGAACAAGCAGTGTTGCAAGGCAAGTTGGCGTTGTCTCATGCTCCTGATGACCAAAGATTGAAGGACAATTTGTTCTTTTATCAAAATGCGCAAAGTTCTGTGACGGTGGTAATACCGTTTAAATCAAACGTTGATGGTTTGGTGAACGCTGTGGCTGATTGCATGAAGTCCAGCAAAGTAAAGCGCATAGTGGTCATAGGTAACGGCGAAGATGCGTTCCGCAAACTTTCTGTTCTTCCTTTTTCTGTGTTGAA